TTTTCAACGAAAGCAAATATAAGGGCAATATCGGTTTGTTAATTATTGACGGGGTTGCCGATTTGGTTAACGACGTTAATAATTTGGAGCAATCCAACGAAGTTTCGCAAAAATTGCTAGAATGGAGCGGGAACGAAAATTGCCACATAATAACAGTTTTGCACCGAAATTTTGGAAGTAACAAGCCGACGGGACATTTAGGGTCAGCAGTTTTAAAAAAAGCCGAAACGACGGTGTTTGTAGAAAAAGAAGACGACGCCGTTTTGGTTACGTCGGAATATAGCAGAAACCAACCGTTTGAAAATTTCGCCTTTACAGTTGACGAAAATTGGTTGCCTTGCGTAATTAACGAAGCGGTTACAAAACAGGAAATTGAAAAAATATTTAACAATAAAAACAAACCAAACTTTTAAAAATAAAAATTATGAAATCAAACAAAATCGACGCGTTAAATTATCAATTGACATCAGGAAAAGCAACAAACGACCGCGCAAAAATATTGTTGGAAATATCAAAAAGACCGCTAACAATTGAAAACCTTGTTTTAATGGGTTGGAAAATACAAACCGCGTCGGCGCGTTGTTCGGAATTAGAAGACTTGGGAATGATTAAAAAAATGTATAACCCGTCTAATTCGTTTTCGTGGTTTAAGTTTGTAAGCGACCCACAGGAGCGCGAAGACTTGCGAAAACAAATTGCCAATAATAAAAAAGCCAAATATTTTGCCAAAGGCTTGGAAATGGGTTATTTTGAATTAAACGAAAACGGTTTAATTATAAATTATAAATTTACTTTGTAATGCAAAAAATTACAATCAGGTCAAACGTAAACGGCGGGAATTTAAAAAGAAACCGAAATTTAATAATAGACGCAATAAAAACTTTTGAGGGCAACGACGTTTTAATCACTTTTGAAAAGCCAAAAAAGAAACGTTCAAACCCGCAAAACGCGTTTTATTATGGCGTAGTTATTCCAATTGTACAAAATTGTTTGCGTGACGCGGGGCATGTAATGACAAACGAAAGCACGCACGATTTAATAAAATTGAAATTTTTAAAAGAAATAATTTTGGCAAACGAAGACACGGGCGAAGTTATCGAACGCGTAAAGTCAACGACGGAACTTTCAACGTCTCAATTTATGGATTTTGTCGCAGAAATTCGACAATTTACAAACGATTATTTCGGCGTCGATATTCCCGAACCAAGCCAAGAAATAACATTGGATTTTGGGAATTAAAAAAAAATAACTAAAAATAAAATGGAAAATAAAATAAAACCCCGAAGGTGCAAAATTTGCCAAATCGTATTCACGCCCGCAAGACAATTGCAGGGCGTTTGCGGTTACGATTGCGCCAAAGCATACGCGAACAAATTAAAAGAAAACAAAGCACGTCAGGAAAAGAAAATCTTAAAAGAAAAGCTAAAAACTTTGTCCGAGTATGAAGCCGAAGCGAAAAAATCATTTCAAAGATTTATTCGTTTTAGAGACAAAGAATTGCCGTGCATAAGTTGCGGAAATGTAAACCCAACAGATTGGGCGGGCGGTCATTTTTATAGCGCGGGAATGTATAGCGGTTTTATTTTTGACGAAAGAAATTGCCACAAACAATGCAATACGCATTGCAATAAACATTTAAGCGGTAATTTATTAGAATATCGAAAAGGATTGATTAAACGATACGGAAACGATTTTGTTAACGAATTGGACGCTATTTCAGATAGCAAAAGAGATTATAAATATACAAAAGCCGAATTAATCGCAAAAAAATTAAAATACGATATTTTAATAAAAGAAATGAAATGAACAATAAAAATAAATTGCGGGCGGGTTCGCGTTGGCACGGTACAAAACAAGTTCCCGAACACGTCCAAATAAAAAAAGACAAACACGGGCGCGAATGTTATTTGACGGGTACTTTTTTGCAAAATGGGGTTTGGTATCACGAAATAAAATACATCGATAACGACGAAATATTTACGGGTCGTTACGACATTTTAAACCCGTTCTTTGAAATTAAATTTATAAAATAAATAAAAATATTATTGTTTTTGTTTGTGTAATTAAAATGTATTTATATCTTTGACCCAACAAATAACAAAAAAATACAAAAATTATGAAAAATCACATCAAAGGAATAATGGAAAATGCAAAAAGAATTTACGAATATGATAACCGTAATTTTCAAACAAAAGCGATAAATAGTTGTATTGATAACGGAATGGTTACAATCACAATTGCAGACAAAGACAGGTTAAGCACCAACGCAAAGATTTTAAACAAAGACGGGAGTTTATTTGGTTTTAATTTAAGAGTTGACGCGTTCGGATTTACAAGTCGCGTTCGGGTTCATCATTATATTGCGCCAAACGATATTTTGTTAACAATTGGCAATTTGTTAAATAAACAAAACATTAAAGAAAAAATAGGCGCAACTTATTTAGAGAATTGCGATTGTTCCCGTTGTCACGGTAAAGGAATTATTCCGCAATTTCACTATTATTGCTCGGGAATTTGTTTCGATTGTTACGGGTCAGGAAAAAAAGTTGTAAAAAAATCAATATAATAAAAACGGGGGCGCGTCCGTTCAACGCGCATTAACCTAAAAAATTAAAATTATGAAAGTATCGGATTTAAAAAAAGGGTCAATTATTGAAATACGAATGAATTTATCGCCTGAAAAAATGGACGTACCCGTAAAAGTAGAAATAGAACGGGCAACCGATAAATTTTTGTGGTTTAAATATAATTGTTTACAAAGAATGGGTCGGAATACTTTTCAAAATTGTATCGACCATTTTAATTGCAAAATAATATCGATTTAAAAATAAACGGAGCGCGTCCGTTCAAAGCGCATTTATTAACTAACTTAAAAAAATCAAAAAAATGAACAGTTTAAAAAAAATCGAAAAGTACGAAAAGGCGTTGGAAATTATTTTATTTTGCGTAGAAGTTAACCCAAAGGTTAATTTGACCCAATTACGCAGGGAATTAAAAATAAATAAAAACTTCATTTCGGCATTATCAAAATTAAAGATTATTGAAAACAACGGAAATCGTGGCGCGTCAAATTACACGTTATTAAGAAAACAAACGCCCGAAATGACAATGGAAGTTTTAAACTTTGCAAATAAATTGTCGTTAAACGTAAAAGAAACAATTATCGAAAAACATTTCGGAATTATTCAAATACAAAAAAAATCATTTTTACAAAAATTTGTCGACATTTTTAAATTTTAATAAATGGGGTTATTTAAAGAACTATTTTACAAGTCACGCAGGACGCAAAACGAACTTTCAAAGGTTTTGAATTATACACCCGCAAATTTGTCAATTCTGAAACGAAAACAACCGCCCTACTTTGTTAAATTAGAAAAGGCAATGTTGACCCTCGGGATTGAAAATTTAGAAGCGCACGAGGGAAATTTAACAATCACAATAAAATTAAAATGCAAAGAATAAAAAAGTTAATCGAAAACAAAATACCCTTTGCGGTAATGAACTATAAAAAGACGCCCGCAGGATTGCCCCGCAATGCGTTTGAATTAATTGTAATAAACCCACAGGACGGCGAATTAAATATTTTTGAACTTGACCCGCTAGACATCAAAATCTTAAAAGGTCGAAAACATCAAAAAGAAATCATTATCAAAAACAAAACCGACGACGGGCAAGTTTACGAGTTCATGAATTTTAAACAGGTTTACGACGACGCAATGAAAGAATTTCAACAGTTATTGCAGGAACACAACAAAGCGCAACAAAATTAAGATTATGCAAACAACATTAATAAAATGGTTATTTGACACTTTGCGGGTAAATAATTACATGAACAAAAAACAATTTGAAAACGCCAATACATGGCTAATTCAGGAAGCAAAAGAAGCCGAAAAGGAAATTTTAAAAAATGCATGGGAAACGTCAGAAAAAAACATGCGCGCAACGTTTAGCAATTCAACACATAAAGGCGTTACATTTGAACAATATTATAATCAATTAAAAAAATAAATGAAATCATTATCAAACTATTTATTTAAAAAATATTTTGAATGTAATAAAACACAAAAACAATATTGGTTTGATTTATATTTAAAAGCATATTTCAAAGAACAAATACAAAAATAAAACTTATGAAAACATCGTTAGAAATGTTAATCGACGAATTAACAAAAAACATCGTACCAAGCGAGCAAGCGGACGAAACGGAATTGGCTAGAAACGGAGCGTTTCACGTTGCTATAAATTACGCCCGAACTTTTCAACAACGGGAAAAAGATTTGATTTTGTCGGCGTTCGATAGCAAGTTTAAAGGAACGGCAAAAGAATTTTACGACGCATGTTTCACAAAAAGCAATTTATAAAATGACACCAACAGAAAAAGCATTGGAAATAGCAAACGCAATGTATAACGGAAGCGTTTTCGATAAAACAAAAGAACAACATTTGTTAGAACTTGAAAACGCAAAGCGTTGCGCATTAATAGCAGTTAATGAGATATTAAATTGGGTAATAGTTGGAACTTATGACTATGAGTCATTAAATGAATTTTGGCAAGAAGTTAAACAAGAAATAATCAACTTATAAGTTTATTTTATGACAAAGAAACAACAACCCGACCCAATTACCGAAACAATTTTCGAAACTGAAAAAAGACTAAAAAGAAAAGCAAGCGTAGTTCTAGCAGAAGCGAAACAGATTGAAGCCGTCAAATTAAAAAGCGGTTTTCATTGGATTTTAATAGATAACAAAACAATGGTTTTAAGAAAAATAAAAAAATAATGTCAAACAAAATAAATTCGTTAAGTCAAAAAATTTTAGTCGTTGAATACTATTTGACGCATAAAACAAACGGTATAAAATTAATTGCAAAGGAATTGGAAATCATGCAAACTTCATTGTTAAAAATCGTTAACCAATACGAAAAGGACGGGTTTTTGATTTTACCGTCAAAAATGAATTAACTTTGTATTTTACAACGAACAAACAAAGAAAATGGCAAACGAAGGCAATTTAATAAAATATCAAAAAGGACAATCGGGCAACCCAAGCGGGCGCCCTGTTGGTGCGCTTGGTAGTAAAACTATTTTACAAAAATATTTAAACCTAGTAACTAGCGCAGAAAACCCAATAACAAAAGAGTTTGAAAATTTGACAATCGCCGAACAAATGCACCTTAAACAAGTTGCAAAAGCAATCGAGGGCGACTTATATTCTTACAAAGAAATAATCGACAGATTAGAGGGCAAAACAATTTCAGTTCAGGAAATCAAACAGGAAATAACACAAAAGACGTTGCGCGTTGGATATGGAGACAGCGACAACGAAGACGCGGACGAAAATTTCGACAATGGATAAAATAGACTTTAACCCCAAATTATTTAACAATCTTTATTGGCATTTACTAAATTATTTTAGTGATGCCAATTTCCGTTTTATATGGGTTTACGGCGGTTCGTCAAGTTCCAAAACCTTTTCGGTAGTACAACTTCAAATCGTACTTATGTTATCAGGCGAGGGCGAAAATAGTTTGATTTTAAGGAAATACGCAAGCGACATTCGCGACAGTATCTTTGCCGACTTCAAAGGCATAATTTCTGAATGGGGTTTGAATGATTTATTTATCATACAACAAAATTATATTATTTGCGTCCCGACGGGTTCGTTTGTTCGTTTTCGTGGTTTGGACGACAGCGAAAAGGTCAAAGGGATTTCCCAATTTAAGCGGGTAATAATGGAAGAAATTTCACAGTTTGACGAATTGGATTTTAAGCAAATTAAAAAACGTTTGAGGGGTCGCGTCGGCCAACAGATAATCGGAATATTTAACCCAATAAGTGAGCAACATTGGATAAAAGAAAATATTTTCGATAGGGAAACATTAACAGACATCGAAAGCAACATTTGCCAAACGCAAATAAACGCCACAGGAGACACGATAGTTTTGAAGACGAACTATTTAGATAATAAATATATTGTCGGCGAATGGGACGACGACGGGGCGCAAATCGGCGGTTTTGTCGATACGCATGTAATCAATGACTTTGAAAAGGATAAAATAAACGATTTTAATTATTATCAAATATACGGTTTGGGTAATTGGGGGAAACTTCGCACAGGTGGCGAGTTTTGGAAGGACTTTCAAACGGACAAACACGTCACGACAAAAAGTTGGGACGAAAGTTTGCCAATACATTTATCATTTGACGAAAACGTTAACCCACATATCACATGTCTAGTTTGGCAAATTAACGGCAAAATCGCGACACAGATTGACGAAATTTGTTTGCCCGACCCGCGAAATAGAGTTTTAGACGCTTGCAACGAATTTAAACAACGGTACCCCGTCGGCAGGGTCAAAGGTTTATTTTTATACGGCGACCGAACAAGTATAAAAGAGGACACGAAGTTGGCGAAAGGAGAGAATTTTTATACCAAAATAAACCAACATTTAGCCGAATATTCACCACGTTTGCGCATGCAAAGTGTAAACCCAAGCGTCGCACAGTCAGGGGGTTTCATTAATGAAATTTATCGTAATTGTTTTGAAAATATAACTATCTTTGTAAATGATAAATGCAAAAAAAGCCTTTTCGATTATCAATATGCATTAGAAGACAGCGACGGAACCATTAAGAAATCAAAGAAAACAAACCCCGTAACAAAGGTAAGTTTTGAGGAGTTCGGACATTGTAGCGACGCGAAAAGGTACTTTTTAACGGTGGCGTTTGCTACTGAATATCAAAATTATTTAAGAGGTGGCCGAAAGTCCACAATTTCAATAGGTAGAAATAGAACAAAATCAGGGTATTAAATGAGTAAATTTATATTTAAAATGTATTTGACATTCATTTTGATAGTCTTTAAAATAAAAAATTTATGGCGTATTTAAACGGCACAGACTATTTATTGCAAATTCAGGACGTTAATTTGCAACAAATCATTAATTCAAACGTCGCAATCAGGGAAAATGCAGACCTATTGGCCGAAGCCGAAGCGCGTTCGTACTTAATACAAAAGTATGATTTTGACGCGGAATTGGTAAAGACAGGGACAGCAAGAGACCCGCAATTGTTGGCGTACATTATCGACATTGCTTTGTTTCATTTGCACAGCAGAATAGCACCGCGCAACGTTCCTGAATTAAGACAAACAAGATACGACAACGCAATTTCGTGGCTTAAAATGTGCGCATTTGGAGACGTGACGCCAAAATTAACGCCGATTTCGCCCGCACAGGGTAACCGCATAAGATACGGCGGGAATACTAAAAACACAAACCAATACTAAAAATGGGAATATTTGACAAACAAATCAAAGGGGTTAAAAATCTTTTTAATTATACGCAAATTTTGGCACCGCAAGAAAGCAACCCGAAAAATTTAGGGTCGCGAGTTATGCCGTTACAGTTGCAACGTATCAAACAAGACACGTTAACGTGGCGCGAGGGTATCGAAGAAGCCGAACGCGCTTACGTTCCATTTCGTGTAAAAATGCAAGAAACATTCGTTGACACGATTTTAAACGGTCACGTTTCGGCTTGTATTGAGCGAAGAAAAGATTTGACATTATTGCGTGATTGGCAAATAATAAACCCCGACGGTTCGGTAAACGAAGACGTCGAATTGCTATTGAATTCCGCTTGGTTTAATAAATTTATGTCGTTTTCGTTAGATACAATCTTTTTTGGCTATACCCTTGTGAGTTTGGGAGACATTAAAGACGGAAAATTCGAAGACATTGAAATAATTAAACGTTGGAACATTTC